ATGGCTCTGCATGGGGTGCAATCGGTGGGGGTGCATCAGCAGGTGGTGCTATTTATGAAAACAGTAATAGCATAGATGCTAATTATACATTAACAACAAATACCAATGGCATGTCAGTTTCTCCAGTTACTATAGCCAGCGGCATTTCAGTAACAGTACCGAGCGGTGCTAGGTGGGTAATCCTCTAATGACAGTTAAGATTAATGCAGATACATCAGATGGATTAAAGTTTGTATCAGATACAAGTGGTGCTATAGATTTTCAATCTAACGGTGTTACTAAAATGTCTATGGATGCGAGTGGTAATTTATCTATTGATGGTCGTATTACTAAACAAACTCAACCTGCTTTTAAAGCAAGAATGTCGGCTGACCAAAGTAACATAGGCACAGCATATACTACTATACAGTTCAATACTGAAAACTTTGATGTTGGCTCAAACTTTAATACAGGTACATATACTTTTACAGCTCCTGTAGATGGCAAATATTTACTTACAGCAATGGTTGGAGTATCACAAGTTCCAACAAATGCACAACGATTTATTTTGCAGATTGCTATGAGTGGTCAAACTTTTAGTGATTCAACAACTACTGACCAATTTGATGCCGCTTTCGGTTCTCAAAAAACAACATTTAAAATATCAGGTATTGCTGACATGGATGCTAATGATACAGCGTTTGTAAGGGTATATCAATTTACAGGAACTCAACAAACTGATATCAACTCAGATATTACATATACAGAATTTGCAGGAATTTTATTAGGATAAATGAAAGGAGGATTTCATGGCTTTAACAATTACAATTAATATTGATGATACTGAAGAAAAGGTGTTAAAAGATAATCTATTGGATATTGACCAATGGGTACAGGACGCTGTCGTAGGAAAAAAAAACAACTGTTGGAAAAGATTTCAATCAGAATGGACAACAAAACTTATGAATGATGAAAGTTTTACAGATGCAATACCATCAAATAAAACAGATTTTGTTAATCTAGTTTTGGCTAGGTCAGATTATAAAAATAGAGAAGAAAGAGGAGATATTTAATGGCTCTCACGCTTCATGGTACAGTATCAGATAACACAGATTTACAAATAGCTAGTAATAATAATACTCCATTATGCAGAGTTAGACAGGCATCAAACACAGCACTTTCAGATAATGTAATTGCAAAAGTAGAATTTGATACTGTTGATTTTGAATCAGGTGTAACATTTGATACAACTAATCATAGATTTACAGTTCCATCAGGAGCAAATGGATATTATATGATTAATGCTATGGTCAGTTTAGATGCACAAACCAACAGCGATATGTCACAAGCATCTGCATATATTTATAAAAATGGTTCACAAGAGGGTAAACGCAATAATTTTAGTGCAAACGACAATGACAACCGAAGAATTACTTTAAACTTGTGTCAAATAGTTTCATTGGTAGCTACAGACTACATCGAAATATTTGCTCAAATAGATGACAATGGAATTAGTACAGCTTGTCAGGTAAACGTAAACTTTACAGAACTTTCAATACATAAATTAATTACATGAGGACAAAATGAGTAGTATAAAATTAACAGGTGATACTTCAGGTGAAATAACAATCTCAGCACCTGCTGTAGCAGGAACTAATACTCTTACTTTACCTGCAATTACAGGCACTACTGTTGTTCTTGATAGTTGGACTATTACTGAATCAGGTGGTGTTCTTTATTTTGCCACAGGTGGCACAAACAAAATGAAATTAGATGCATCAGGTAATCTTACTTGTGTAGGTGATGTAACTGCATTCGGTACAGTCTAATGGCTATAGTATCATCAGGAGCAGTTAGTCTTAGTGATATAGCTACAGAATTTGGTGGCTCTGCACCTCATAGTTTATCTGAATACTATGGTGATGGTAATGCACCATCTAGTGGAGAAATCCAACTAGCAGAAGATTTTTATGGAACATCATCTTCAATTGCAACAGGTACTGTGAATGTAGGTAGTAGGTATATTAAATCTGGAACAACTCAATATGGATTTTCTCAAGGTTCAACAACAGGTGGTGCAAGCTTTGGAAGTTTATCAACATATAGTATGTCAGGAACATCTACTCAAATTTATGGTCTTTATATTCAGGCAGGGTTCTCACCATTTTTTATGTTTGCTTTTTCACATTCTTTTACAGGGTGGACATCAATAAGTATAAATAATGGAGCAAATGTCTTTAATAGAACTTCAGCAAGTACTAGTAATAATAGAGATTTTCATTTCTCTGGTTCATTTCAAACTCCAACATCATTTGTAGTAAGCTAATATTATTAAGGAAATAAATTATGTCATATACATTTACAGAAACAGAAACATTTACAATAGATTCTACATTTGATTCTTTGTATGCAGATAGTCTTGCAGATTTAGAAAGTGGTACTGTAGTATTTGATAGTGAATCTACAACAGATGAAAAGAAAACCTACATGATTAAACTTATGAACGAGCAAAATTACCATAATATGAAAAATATTATTGTTGCTAAAGATGGTGTTACTTGTATGTATGTACAAGGTGTATATCAAAACAACACTTATACATGGATGAATGTTTTAGTAGGTAAAATAAATAATAGCAAAACATGGACATATACAAACGAATTTCATCAAGCAAATAAAGATTGGATTCAATCATTAGGTGGTACTAAGTTTGCATTGGAATGTATTAAAGATTCTAGAATAGACACTTATTTTACACAAGCAACAACAGATGGTATTTGTTTAGGTACATTAACAACAGAAGACTTAGAAGATAATTTAAAAAGAATGATATGGGAGTACTAATGTGGCACTTACCATTTTATATGGAGTTTACTTCTTACTAGCATTATATTCTTTTGTAGCACTATTATGGCTACAACTTTTATACACATACATACTGTTTTACTTTTTACTAGAGTTTGTAATGAGTTTGTTTATACACAGATGGGCTACACATAATCTTTGGAATCCACCTGTATGGTTTCAAAACATAATGAGTGTAGTATCTATGACTGCATTAATTGGAACACCAATATCTTATAGTGCATGGCATAGAAACCACCATAGATATGCTGACACTGTAGCAGACCCACACAGTCCAAAACATAGTTCATGGTTATATATTATATTTAGAACACACGAACAAGATTATGATTTATCTTTATGTGGAGATAGACTAAGAAATAAATGGCAATTATTTTTAACTAAAAATGAAACAATGTTGGTTTACATGTTTAATGTTATTCTTTTCTTAGTCTTATCTTTAGATTTATTTTTGATGTGGGCAACAGCAGTAGCTATGACTACATTCTGGGTTATGGCAGTAACAGGAATTATGTGTCATAGAAACAAGGTAAGAGATGTGCCTTACATGTACCCTGTAGCATTTTCAGAATCATATCATGTACAACATCACATAAAACCACAGCTAAAACATTGTAAGTTTGACCCGCTTGTTTGGGTAATTACAAAACTGGGGTGGACATGAAACATGCAAGGTTAGTACAATTATTAGCATTAATAAATCATATTATAGCTATAGCGGGGTGTTATTATTTCCCTGAGTATATTGTTTATGGTTTATTCGCTTGGGCGTTTGTTAATATCTTTGGCACAAACATTGCCATACACAGGTTTATGGCTCATAGAAGTTTTAAAACAACTCCTATCAAAACTAAAATTCTAAAGTATCTTACAATCATACCAGCATTTGGTAGTCCATTATCATGGACAGCTATGCACCGCTACCATCATATGTACAGTGGCAGTGATAAAGACAATGAATCCCCTGAAAGAATAGGATATGTCAGAGCATGGCTTACCTTGTATGACCCTATTACTGTACCTAAAGATATGGTAAAGGATATTATTAAAGACAAAGATTATATGTTTATAACTAAGCATTATTGGACTTTATTACTTAGTTATATATTTATATTGTACGCAATAGACCCATTATTAGGAATATTTGCGTTTTCATTCCCAGCAGCATGTGTATATCAAGCAGCGGGAGCGTTTGGTGTCATACCACATATGAAACAATTTGGTTATATTGTGGTTAAACCCAACAAAGACTGCACGGCGGTCAACAGTCCCCTGACTTCTCTTATAAGCTGGGGTGAAGGTTGGCATAATTATCACCACACTATTGCAAAAGACTACAGACATGGTCACAAATGGTGGGAACTAGACCCACCCGCATGGTTTATAGAGAGGATATTTCTTAAATGAAAGTTACATTAGAGCAATTAGCTGAAAAGCTAGACCGACTGGAGACAAAAGTAGAATCATTACAAGAAGATGTAGCTAAAGGTAAAGGAGCTGTAAGTTTTCTTATGTGGTTAGGTGGTATAGCCGCCATTATTACTGGATACTTTTGGAGTAAGTAATGATACCTTTTGAAGTTATTACTATGTTAGGTAGTAGTTTACTTACAGGTGTACTAAGCCTGTGGTCAGCTAAACAAAAAGATAATGCAGACCAACAAAAGTTTTTAATACAACGTGCTGAGGTTGATAGAGCAGCCATACAAGACGCACGTAATCATGGTGGACACTTCCAAAGTGTAACCCGTAGATGGATGGCATTATTAGCAGTATTCTTTGTTATATGTTTACCAAAGCTAGCCGTCTTTATAGACCCATCTATTGCTGTACATCTAATGTACTTAGAGCAAGTTAAAGAAGGATGGTGGATATTTGGCTATACACAAGAGGTTACAACGTTTACAGGTCTCTCAGGTATAGTTATAACTAACGCTGATACACACTTTCTAGCGGCAGTATCGGGCTTTTATTTTGGTTCAGCTGCTGTAAGGAGATAAAATGACAGAACAAAATGAACAAATAGAGAAGATAGTAGAAGAGTTACCTGTATTACTTGTAGCTCATGCTTATAGGAAACTAAAATCAGGTGATGAAATATCTGCAAGTGAGATGAAGGTATGTTTAGATATCTGTAAGACTTACTCAAGTCCTGATATCGTAGAAAAAGCTAACAACATACTAGAGGACTTACCGTTCGACACAGATGAATAAGATAGATAACTTTAAGAACTTCTTGTATCTAGCTTGGAAACACCTCAATCTACCTGAGCCAACACCTATACAATACGATATAGCAGACTATCTACAATCTAAAGAGAAACGTTTAGTAATAGAGGCTTTTAGGGGCGTAGGAAAGTCTTGGATTACTTCCGCATTTGTATGTCACCAATTACTGCTGAACCCTCAGCGTAACATATTGGTAGTATCAGCTAGTAAAACGAGGGCTGATGACTTTAGTACCTTTACACAAAGACTAATTGCAGAAATGCCGTTATTACAACATCTACAACCTAAGGATAGTCAAAGACATTCTAAGGTATCTTTTGATGTTGCCCCAGCTCAGGCTTCACACGCCCCCTCAGTGAAGTCTATGGGGATTACGGGACAGCTAACGGGGTCTAGGGCTGACCTTATTATTGCTGATGACGTAGAATCTGCCAATAACTCACAGACTCAACTCATGCGTGACCGCTTAAGTGAGACCGTAAAAGAGTTTGACGCTATTATAAAGCCTAAAGTAGGACGTGTTATCTTTCTAGGAACACCTCAAACAGAGATGTCATTGTATAATGACCTAGATGAACGTGGGTTCAAGACACGTATATGGTCAGCATTAATTCCTAACCAAGCACAGAAGGTAGGATATGGGCATAAATTAGCTCCTGTAATCGCTGATATGGACGGTAAAGAGGGAGACCCTACTGACCCTGATAGATTTAATGAAATCGACTTAATGGAGCGTTTAAGCTCATATGGTAGGTCAGGCTTTAATTTACAGTTTATGTTGGATACTAGCTTATCTGACGCCAATAAATACCCATTGAAGCTTAATGACCTTATTATAGCCTCAGGTTGCAGCACATGGACAGAAGCTCCAGCCAAAATACAATGGGCTTCAGGTATAGACCAAATCAAAGCGGTTGACTCTGAGTTACCTAATGTAGGACTTAAGGGTGACTATTGGACTTCTTACCTATACATGTCCGACGAATTTACAGAGTTTGAAGGCTCAGTTATGTCTATTGACCCCGCTGGTCGTGGGGCAGATAAAACAGCCTATTGTGTACTTAAGATGTTACACGGTGTATTGTACCTGACTGCCATTGGTGGTCTAGATGGTGGATACTCTGATGACACACTTAAGAAGCTATCTAACATTGCTAAGAAACATAATGTCAATGATATTGTCATTGAGAGTAACTTTGGTGATGGTATGGCAACACAGCTTCTAAAGCCTGTATTAGCTGATATACATCCTTGTAATGTAGAGGAAGTACGTCACAGTATACAGAAAGAGAAGCGTATAATAGACACATTAGAGCCTATTATGAATACCCATAGGTTAGTTATTGATGATAAGCTTATCAAAGATGACTTCCAGTTAGACCCTGACCACCAGTTATTTAGACAAATGACTAGGATAACAAGGGACAAAGGTGCACTAAGGCATGATGACCAAATAGACGCCTTAGCTATTGCAGCTAACTACTGGGTAGAAGTCATGGATAGAGACCAAACATTGTCTTATAACCAACATAAAGAAGAAATGTTACAGGAAGATTTAGATAAGTTTATGGAACAAGCCATAGGCAGAGAACCAAAAGGAGATAGCTGGATATGAGCGAATACAATAACCCCGCTAATATAGAGTCAGGGCAAGGGTACGCTGGTGAAACTGGTGAGACCTATGGAAGAAATGATAGACCTAGAAAATTCTCTGTATTTGATTCTCCACAGATGGGTGTAAGAGCCTTAGCTCGTGACCTTAAAACTAAGGTTAAAAGGTGGGATGGAGACGTATATAAGATGATGTCTCAGTTTGCCCCAGCTTTTGAAAACCCTACACATAATTATACTAAACACGTAGTTAATACCTTAGGTGGTAGAACTAAGATTGATAAAGATAACCCTGAGCATATTAAACTTATGATGAAAGGTATTATTGAGTTTGAGAATGGCGTTGATTCAGAGCGTACAGCTATGTACTTATCTCCTGAGATATTTGATGAAGGATATAACCTATCTGAGATATCTTTTGATAATGCAGTAGGCTTAGAGGCAGCTAGAGAAATACACAGAAACACAATGTCTTTTGCAGAGATGTTGAGTCAGGCAGATTAGGTCGTCAAAGGTTTTTCTTCATTTTTTCCTTTGGCGGCTCTTGTCCT